ACCAAAAGTGAAGAAATTTCCCCGCTATAAAAGAAAATGAGCCGCAATCCTCACAAGCCAACCGATGAAACGCGCCGCCTGGTCGAAACCAGCAGCGGCATCGGCTTGCCGCATGAGCAAATTGCCATGTTGTTGGAAATAGACGACAAGACCCTGCGGAAATATTACAGGGACGAATTAAACAAAGGCAAAGCCAAGGCACACCTTAAGATTGCACAAACGCTGTTTAACAAGGCGACAAACGGAGACACGACAAGCCTGATCTGGTGGACAAAAACCCAAATGAAGTGGTCGGAAACCGTAAAGCAGGAAATTTCGGGCGCTGACGGTGCGCCACTGACCGGCATTCAAGTTACTTTTGTAAATCCCGATGGAACGGGCCGCGATCTCGAACATTGACCAGGCCATAGCCAAAGCCGAATTTCCGGTCAAATTGGAAGGCTTGTTCAAGAAAAGCCGGTACAAGGTGCTGTACGGTGGTCGCGGCGGCGCAAAGTCATGGGGAGTGGCCAGGGCGCTGCTGATCAAGGGGGCCAAAAAGCCCATGCGTATTCTGTGCGCCCGTGAGTTTCAAACCAGCATCAAGGATTCTGTCCACAAACTGCTGTGCGATCAGATTGAAGCCTTGGGGCTGCTGGGGTTTTATGAGATCACCCAGGCCAGCATCCGCGGGGCCAACGGGACTGAGTTTGCGTTCATCGGTCTGAAAAACAATCCGACCAACATCAAGTCATTTGAAGGCGTAGACGTGTGCTGGGTCGAGGAAGCGCAGACAGTCAGCCGCTTGTCCTGGAATATCTTGATCCCGACCATCCGTAAGCAAGGCAGTGAAATTTGGGTGTCTTTTAATCCTGAACTGGAAACCGACGAAACGTATCAACGTTTTATCGTGAAGCCTCCTGATGATTGCATAAGCATAAAAATTAATTTTTGGGACAACCCTTGGTTTCCCGAGACGCTCCGTCTTGAAATGGAAGCCTTGAAGGCTAGGGATTTGCAAGCCTATAAACAAGTTTGGGAGGGGGTGTGCCGTCAGACCATCGACGGGGCCATTTTTGCCAACGAAATGATGCGGGCTGAAGCCGAAGACCGAATTGGCAAGGTTCCGTATGACCCGACCAAGCCCGTCCATGCTGTGTGCGACCTGGGCTGGGCTGACGCGACGGCCTGGTGGTTTGTGCAGTTTGTGGGCATGGAAACCAGGCTGATTCGATACTTTGAAGACAGCCAGCGGACAATGACCAGTTATTTGGCCCAGTTGCAGACCTACGGGTATGTGTATGACACCATCTGGCTACCGCATGACGCGCAGTCCAAGACTCTGGCCGCGGCTGGCCGGTCGATTGAAGACATCGTGAGGGGCGCTGGTTTTAAGACGCGCATCCTGGATCGTGTGCCGGTGGTCGATTCGATCAACGCTGCGCGGACGGTCTTCCCAAACTGCTACTTTGACCGCGATAATTGTGCTGACGGATTAAACTGTTTGCGTCACTATCGTTACGACGTTGACCCGGAAACCGGTCAATTCAGCAAAATGCCGCTGCATGACCAGTATTCTCATGGGGCTGACGCGTTTCGATATATCGCATTGATGATTAAAGAACCGTCCAAAGCCAAGAAAAAGCCGATGATGGCCATGGCGGGCAACTGGATGAGTTGAAAGGAAAAGATATGGCGTGGCAAGACACCGACATGGATGGCCGAATTGGCGAAGCAATCAAATTCCTTCGCCTGGTGGGAGAGGCTGATAGCCAAAACCGCGCCGAAGCCCTTGGCGATCTGAAATTTGCAGCCGGTGACCAATGGCCGGTCGAGATTCAGAACAGCCGCAACCTGGAATCGCGGCCCTGCCTGACCATCAACAAGATCGACGCCTATGTGCGCCAGGTCACCAACCAGCAGCGCCAGCAGCGGCCCCGCATTAAGGTGCATCCGGTCAACAACGAAGGCGATTTGAAGGTCGCCCAGGTTATTGAGGGCATCACCAGGCACATTGAAGTCAATTCAAACGCCGACACAGCCTACGACACCGCGTTTGAGTACGCCGTGAAGATGGGCTGGGGTTACTGGCGCATCACCACGAATTACATCAGCGAAGATTCGTTCGATCAGGAAATTTACATTGAGCCGGTGGACGACCCGTTTTCGGTCTACTTCGACCCGAACAGCGTAGCCCCTGACGGGTCAGACGCCGAACGCTGCCTGATTACCAGCGTTATTTCCAAACAACTATTTCGCCAGCAATATCCTGGGGCTGACGACGGGGCTAATTTCAGCGCCCGTGCAACAGGTGACAGCGATGCTGAGTGGGTGACCAAAGAGGACATCCGCGTGGCCGAATACTGGTATATCCAGCGAGAGAAAGCCACTTTGGTGCTTTTGTCGGATGGAACCAAGGTGTTCGAAGACGAACTGCCGTCCGCGGAAATGATGGACGCCAGCAACATCACCATCATGGACAAGCGCCCAACCTTCCGCAAAAAGGTTAAATGGTGCAAGTTGACGGCCATGGAAGTTTTGGAAGAACGGGATTGGCCGGGTAAATACATTCCTATTGTCCCGTGCTACGGGGCGCAAGTGGTGGTCGAGGGCAAGCGCAAAAAGTACGGCCTTGTCCGCTTTGCCAAAGACCCGCAGCGGATGTTCAATTTCTGGCGCACGGCCTTGGCCCCCAAGCCCAAGTGGCTGATTGCCGAGGGCCAAGATGAGGGCCACGAATCTGAATGGGCGTTGGCCAACATCAAGTCCACGCCTGTTCTGAGATACAAGCAAAAAGACATTGAAGGCGTCCCCGCGCCCGTGCCGCAACGCATCCAGCCTGAGCCGCCGCCCGACGGCATTATGGTGGCGTCTAGTGCTATTGCCGACGACTTGAAAACCGTGCTGGGGATTTTCGATCCCGCCCAAGAACTGCCTGGCAATCTGTCGGGTAAGGCGCTGCAAGGTCAACAAATGCAGGTTGACCTGTCGAACTTCCACTTTTACGACAACATGACCCGCAGCATCAAGCAGACGGGCAAAATCATTTTGGACTTGATCCCCAAGATTTACGACACCCAGCGGGTGCTACGGATCATTGGGATTGACGGCAAGCCGGACATGGTGACCATCAACGAAATCCAGGCGACCGGCGAAGTCTTAAACGACGTGACCGTCGGCCTGTACGACGTAGTGATGGACACCGGCCCAGGCTATAACAGCAAGCGCCAGCAAGCCGTGGACACCATGATGCCGCTGATGGCCGAACCCGCCGTGTTTCAGGCCGCGGGCGATTTGCTGTTCCGCAACATGGATTTCCCTGGGGCCGATGTAATTGCCGACCGCCTGGCCGCAATGAACCCGCTGGCACAGATCGACGATAACAGCGATGTTCCACCGCAGATTCAGATGAAACTGCTGCAATCCCAAAAGGCGATTGCCGACATGGAACAAAAGATGATCGCCATGCAGTTGGAAATTAACAACCGCGGCCAAGTCGCGCAGATCAAGGAAGACGGCAGCAACCGCCGCAAACTAATGGATGTCATTTCCCGCGCTTACAACACCGACACCATCAACGAAGCCCGCGTTAATCAGACCAACATCAAAGCGGTCACCGACCAAAACAAGATTGAACTGGACGCGATGGTGCGTTTGGTGCTGGCCGGTCTTCCCGCGGAAGCCCTGGCAGCGGAAATTAACCGTCGGAACATGGAGCAAAAACAAACATCAGCGTTTGCTGAAAACGAAGTCAATCAAACCCAAAACCCGTTTTTGCAAGCGGGCCAGGAATTGATGGCGCAACCGCCGATGCAAGCCCCCATGCAGCCCCCGATGCAGCCCGAAATGGGTGGAATGGCACAGCCGCCGATGGGATTACCACAATAATTGACAATGCACAAATTCAGGTTGAAAATCAACCAAAACCTACCGATGGGTTTTCATCGGGTTAATTCGTAGGGATACCTATGTCGGAAACAGCAGAACGCGTGGCCGCAAATGTGGTCACAAGTGAGAATTTAGCGGAATTCACGGCCCAGAAACTTGGTCTAGTTGATACGCCAGCACCCGAGGCGGCAAGCGAAAACGCTGATAGCGCCGAGCCGGATGCCCAGGACGATCAGAGTGGACA